GCATAGTTTTCAGGATTAATCCAAGGTACCATTGCAATATTAAAACCATCGTATTCATTAACACAAGGTTCTGTAATCACATTAATGTTCGCCTCATTGAATAGTAATAGTTGTGGTGCATTAACATCATTTGTTGACTTATAATAAGTGTCATGATTACCTATGATTAAGTCCATAGAAATATCATTCTTTATTAAAGGTTCAATAAAGTGTTCTCTGTTTGCTTTTAGAGTTGCAAAGTTCACATACTTTCTTCTATCGAAGTAATCACCTAAGTGAATAATGTGGTCTATGTTGTGTTCTTTTAGATATGGGAAGAAGATTTCTTCATAGAAACGACCTTGATATTTGGCCATTGCTTCCATATCACCTCGGACACCTGCATGAGTGTCATTCAGTAATGCTATTTTCATTCAGTAAAGTTTTCTAAGTTTTTCTTTTTAACTACAGTCTTTCTTTTAGACTTGCGTGGATTATATTCAACACGATTCATATTCTCTTGCATCCATTCTACATTCGTGTTAGATAAACTTGGGTCATGTTGACCATCAATTGTTTCAAAAGAGTCCATAGTAATACCACTTTCGTTGGTTACCGTCTGTTTGATATAGACTTGTTTCTTCTCTTTTTGAATTCTTCTTAGGAAAGCATAGTAGCATATCTGAGTGATATACGCAAATGCATTACTTGATTTTTCTACATTGAAATTACCGATATACTGAATACAATTTTCAATTGCATCACATATCATTTCATCTCTGTAGGTGTAGTTAATAAAATTAGGACGAGTCGATAATCGAGTCGCAATCTTATAGATACATTCACCAATGTATTCAGACATTTTTGGGAGTTCAGTGTCGTTTGCTTTTGCTTCTTTTATACCTGAGGAATATTCGGCAACAGCAGCAGTAAACTCTTTGTTGTTAACATAGTGTTCTGCCTTTTTGGGGTCTTTTTTCGTAGTCATGTATACATTATACACCTTATCCTTTGTCCTGTAAGGTGGTTTTTATATTTATTTTATTTTATTTTTTATTAAAAAACCACTAGACAAGGAAGGAATCTATGATAAAATAAATATGTTGCCGGTTAGGAACCTATTAGGAAGGGATAACTTTAACTCTACTCTTCTGAGATGCAACTTCCCCAATACGACTCATTCTTTCTAGTTCACCTATTGATAGGTAAAACATGCATAAACTCATTGCTGTGTATAGTATATAGTGTTTCATACGAACTGGTTTATTAACCAAAAGGATAACAACATAAAACCGAAAACGAGGACTTGCACGACTGACATCACTGCAATCTGTTTCATTGGGTGAACTTCTTCTATCTTATCTAAAACGGACACATCAGGAGAGAGGTTTATGTATTGTAAGATTTTCTCTTCTTTCACTTTAGTTCTACCTCTATAAACTTACCAATCATATTGATTTGTGCATCACTTAACATGCCTGCTTGAGACCACATAGTAGAAGACATGTTACCGACTGTTTCTCTATTCTTATATGCATTAAGTCTACCAACAATATAGTCTTGTGACTGACCAGCAAGTTTAGGGAAGACTGCCATACCTTGTCCTTCTGCACCATGACAAGCGGCACAACCTGACCATAGACTTCTGATATCACTGAACTCATCTAAGTTTGCAAGTTCCTGTTTTGCTCTTAATTGGTCTACTGATGTTCCATTCAATTTCACATATTCTTCATAACACATACCTGTACACGAACTATTATTAGAGAAACCTCTAATTTCCATGTCGGGTAATATTACAGCATTAAAGAATATGGTGAAAACAAAACATCCGAATAATACCATTCCTAATTCTCTCATATTAAGATACCGGTGTTAGGGCTAATATAGAAACCATGAAGACAGCCACAAGTGTGGTTATCTCCAAAGTATCTCTAAGTTTGTGGTTCATTAAAACATCCTCATAGATGATGCATAGAACATTATAATAAATGGTAATAAGAACGGAAGAGTCATCAGCACTAGAAATTCGATAGTTTCAATCACTTTTCGTTTTTGAGGACGAATGATATGATTGACTTCTCTAGCTTTTCGCACCATGCTCTTCGCAAAAAAAGCTGCTGTGGTCATGGTTTTCCTAAAAGTTAAGTTATAAAAATATTGTATAATGGTATATAGGCCAGTATTATACGCACTTATTTAGTAAGAATAAAATCCTAATGTAGTTTCTTTTTATCTACAGGTGGTATTGCTTCTTCAAATTCTAAGTCTTCATACTCAATAAATGCTTCGTCTGAAACCTCATTAATAAGATTCTGTAAAATCTTGTCTATATATTTTCTTTTTGTTGTACCATTGATTAATGGTATTGAATTATTCTCCAACATATCTAACCATTGTGAAGATGCTTCATCGTAAAATGGAATGTATTGTTGATTCATTGAATTTCTATGTAGAATATGGTCTATAGGAACTACAACTGTTGTATCTGATGTTAATGGTGCGTATGGATAAAATGTTGCAAGTGTCTCTACAGGTGTTTGTCCTGATGATAGTTTGCAAACCATTGGTAAGGTGACTTCAATACCATTCGAGGTATCTCTTGTCATGCCAACTACTTCAAGTCCGTTTCTTAATTTTAGGACTTCGTATTGTTGTGGTGTTAAGTCTGAAGGTCTAGTCACTTTTTAAATCAAATTGTTGTATTATGTAAGGAAAACTTTCCTCGTTATAGATATTTATCCTTTCCTTTAAGTGATTCAAGGTGTGATTTTCACACTGCAAGTCATCTGATATATCAAATAACCTCATACTATCTTTGCCTTCTGTCTTACGAAGACCTCTACCAATTGATTGTAGATTTCGTATTCTCGATTTAGAAGGACTTGCAAATACAACATTGTCGATTTTTTTAATATTAACACCTGTAGAAAATGTTCCGTATGATGCTAGTATGACATTGTTTTTCTTTTTAGAGTTCTCAACAATCTCTCTGACTGCCTCTCTATCTTCTGTATCAGTTGCACCATGAACATAATGTAATGTGCCTTTCATTCTACTGACCATAGGATTGAATAACTCCCATAGTGGTTGACCATGTTTCTCTATGTATTGAAACAATACAAGAGTATTTCCTTTAAGTGAACCTACTAGATTAGTTATGAATTGATTTCTTCCTTTATGAGATACCAGATAGTCCATCTCATCTTGGTATGACATTTTTTTCTGTTTAGTATGACGAAGTATGATACATTGTATATCAATCTTTGCAATCGTACCTTCTTCTATTAGTTGTGCAGACGAGATAACTTTTTTAACAGGACCAAAAAGACCCTCTAATTGCAATCTATGAACTTCTGTACCATCTAATGTACCTGTTGTACCTATTCTTACTGCTGTGGTCTTCATCTTCTCTAAGATACCTTTAAGAGTTTGTGCTTTAAATAAATGTGCCTCGTCACCAACGACAACATCAAAAGACTCTAACACCTCCTTAGGAGCTTTTGCGAATGATTGCCATGTAGTGACGGTTATAGGGGCATCAAATACTTCTTGACCATGATATATCTTACAGACTTTATCTTTATAACCATAATCTATAAAGTCCTTTGTCATTTGTTCAACAAGTGATGTGGTTGGTACAATGATAATTGTTTTCTTATCATAGTATCTTGCTAACATGTATATGATTAGAGATTTACCAGATGCAGTTGGAGACAATAATAGTTGTCTTCCATACTGAATACTGGATTTCAATGCCTCTAATTGATATCCACGAGGTTGGAATGGTAAGTCAAGCCCCTTGACAAACTCATCTAATTCAGGTTTTCTTTCTTTTATACCTAAAACTTCTTCAACACCTTCAAATTCGAATCCTCTTTCTTTACAGAACTCATCAATGTAAGGTAATAAACCAATGTAAATCTTATTTGTTTTTATAGAGAATAGTCTTACCTTTCCATCCCAAAATTTATTTCGGTATGAGGGCATGAACTTTGCATTTGGAACTGTAAAAGAAAAGAAATCAAATAAGTCTCTTGCAAGTCCATCATCACAATGGACTTTTAAAAAGACCTCATCAATCTTTGATACTTTGACTAGGTTAGACATATTGATTGCCCACACACCAACCGACAAAAGATTTTCTCGTGCCTCTTGTCACAGGAGTGACTTGATGATGTACAAACGAAGGAAAGAAGAAGATTGAACCCCTATCTTTAACTGAATATGGTAAAGTTTTTATACCATTGGTCATATCTATAGTTGCGTTATCGTGCATCATGTCAAAACATCTTTGAGGTTCTAACCATTGAAAATAACCACCTTCATAGTCTTCTGGACTAGATAATTGTAATGTGAAACTTAGTTTTCTTAACTGACCTCTTTCATCTAATTGATGACCTGCATCTGTATGCCAAGTGTAGAAATCACCTTTGTTCTTTTGAGTTATTGAAGGTGCGTTATAAGTTGTGAATTGATACTGTTGTCTATAGTCTATATGATAACCCCAACCGGTGTCCTGTAATGCCATGTTCATAGCATCATCAATCTTCCTTTCAATTTCAGTTGGTAATTGTTCTGGACCTATCCAATTTATTAAAGAACTTCGTATATCATCGGTAACATGTCCATCTTTATTCTTTTCATCTGGCATACCTACAGCACCCTCTTTAGTTGGTATTGTACCTGCAATTCGAATTATTGTATCACACTCTTCTTCTGTAAAGAATTCTGGTAATCCATAAAGATAGTTCTCGTATAACATTATTGTCCTGCCATAAATTTTCTCCAATCGATTGTGTTCTTAATCGTTTGGTGTCTCCAAGTAATGTTTTGCATACATTCTTTGAGAAAGTCCATTTGTATTTTTAATAGTTCTTCTTGTGCTTTAAGTTTAGTTAAGTCTTCATCTGAATTAAAGAAGTAGTGCATATCTGCTTTCATTACTTTCATGCCGTCAAATGGGTCATCTTGCCAACCGTATTTATCAATAGTTTCTTTATCAAGTTTACCATTGAACCACAACCACTTATCTTTAATAAGAAGATTGTATTGGAATTGTTTTTGTTTGAGTTTAACCAGAGTATCAGAAAGTA